AGAGCAATCGACAAACTAAAGAAAGCCTTTAGTGTCGAAGAACGCAGTAGCTACTCCATTTTTAAAGGAGAAGAACTAATATTAAAGATCTTCTGGTCGCCTCTAACCATAGCTGATAGAGACACCATAAACAGTACACTAATGGCTATGAACAAAGGTCAAGAAGAAGGGAGTTTGGATTTTGCTCTTCAGGTAATTGTTACAAAAGCTGAAGATGAATCAGGCACAAAATTATTTTCTCCAGCAGACTTACCTGTTCTTAGAAGAGAAATACCTCTTGGAGTTCTTCTCGACATTATGAGTAAGATGCAAAGCATGGGCGAGGAGGATAGCCCCGATGCCGTAAAAAGCTAAGTTAAAAGAAGATAATTTTTTATACACACAGTTTTTTATAGCTGAAAAATTAGGCTATACCCATAGAGAACTAAGAGAAAAAATGTCCACACACGAGCTATACGCTTGGAGTGCGTATTTTAGTCTCAAGAGTGACAGAGAAGAAGAAGCATACGAAAAAGCAAAAAGACAAGCTCAGACTCGCAAGGTACGCTAATATAGAATTATTTAGTATAAATAGTCGTGGCTGCTAATTACAAAGTAAATATAGAACTAAATACCAAGAAGTTAGACAAGCAGCTAAAAGATTTAGGTGTAAAGGTAGATAAGGTTGGAAAAGTAAAGCAGAGTCAGTCTAAAAAGACAATAGCCGATGGCGATAAAGAAGTAAAACAAGAGCTACAGAAAATAAGATTAAAGAATGAATCTCTTGGTATAGAAACTCAGGTAAAGAAAATAAAATCAAAAATATTAGACATAAATAAGGTAGAAAATAATATAGAAGAAGCCACACTTAGAGCATCTAAAGGAGAATTTGATTTAGCGAAAAAAGGTAATTTACTAGCAAAACAAGCTGTACTTGAAACTAGAAAAGAGTTAGCTGCTGAAAAGAAAGTAACCGCAGAAAAAGCAAAACAAGTAAACCTCCAATCTGCTGGAATGAATCTTATAAGACTTTCAGGTAGAGCAGGAAAATTAGGAGGAAGAGCAGCAGCAGTTATAGATCAGCAGACAGCACTCAGACAACCTAAAGGATTACCAAGTGCTTCAATGCTTAATGCAGAAGCTAGAGGAATAAAAAGACTTATCCCCACAAGATTAACTGATGCAGGAAATATTAGAGGGGAAGGTTTTATAGCTTCTTCGGCTGAAAAAGCTGCCAGATTTGAAGAGAGAATAAACAAAGCCAGAAAACGGGGTATAGAAAACAATAAAAATCTAGTTGGATCGGAAAGATTACGAAATAGACAGTTAATAAAAAATATAAAAGCAAATGAACAAGCTGCTAATGCAGAAGCTAGAAGATTAAATCAAGCATTACGCAATCCACTTGGACCTAGTTCTCCTCTCAACTACAGAGGTAATCAGCTACTACCTGGACCAGCAGGATCGGGAAGAGGAGGCGGTCTTACAAGTGCATTAATCAGTGGTGCGTTCCCTCTATTATTTGGTCAAGGTCCGCTAGCTGCTGCTGGTGGTTTTACTGGTGGTTTAGTCGGAGATAAATTAGGTGGACAGATGGGAGGCTTTGCAGGAGGTTTAATCGGAACAGCAGTAGTCACAGGTATTCAAAACTTCTCAGTTAGTGTTGGTAAATTAGGTGCTGCTTTAAGTGACGCTACGAAAGATGTAGAAGCAGTAACGGCAGCGTTAGGTATAACAGGTACAGAGTTTGAAAAGAATATAAGAACTTTACAAAAACTAGGAGGAGAAGAGGCTGCGTTTGATGCTGCTAGACAGAGAATGATAACCCTAGTAGGACAAGATGGTGTAGACGCTTTGACAAGTTTTGGAGATGGAATGACAAAACTAGGTAATGATTTCCAAATAGTAATGACTCAGATTAGAGCGTCATTTGCTGGATTTTTACAGGGTTCAGGTATAGGAGGTTTCTTAGCAAGAAGAGTTGAAAGAACTGCATTATTAGGGCAAGCACAGGTTTCTAAGGATAAAAACATACAAAATTTAATAGGTATAAGAGATAAATTAAAAGATCCTTTTGCACTACCTGGACAGAAAGAGAGATTAGCTAAAACTACATTAGGTTTAGAGCGAAATCCTTTATTCATAACTCAGCTAGACATTGAAAATGCTATAGCTAAAATAAATGACCTAATTATCGAAAATCAAAAAGGTTTGAATGATGCAGAACAAAAAGCTGCTTTAGAGAAACTCCAAGCAGATATACAAAAACAGAGAGTGAAAAATATAACAGATGAAATAGCACTACTAGAGAGAAGTTTTGGAATGACATCAGACGAGTTTGAAATTGAAAAACAAATAATGCAGATGAAGCAAGATGGCGAAATAAAAGACGAAGATGAAATCCGCAATAAACTTAAAAAATTACAACTATTACAGAAAGAGAGGCAGTTAGCTGATGAAACAGCAGCAGCGTTTGAGAGAATGTCTCAGACAATAGCAACTGACATATCTGATGGCATAAAAGGTATGATTCGTGGCACTTCCACACTCAACGATGTACTTAACAGCGTATTAAACAAACTAATAGACGCAGCATTTAATATGGCTTTCTTTGGAAATATGCAGGGAAGTTTAGGTGGCGGTGGCGGTATCTTTGGGTTACTTGGCGGTCTATTTAGCGGTGGTGGTGGCGGTGGAGGAGGTGCTTTACCTCCTTCCCCTATGTATGTTGCTGCCAATGGTGGTCGTATTCCAGGTGGTAGACCTTCACTTGTGGGAGAAAGAGGACCAGAGCTATTCACACCAGCCGTAGGTGGATATGTTACACCAAACCATGCACTTGGCGGTACAACAAATGTTGTAGTAAATGTAGATGCTTCTGGTTCTTCTGTTGAGGGAGATGAAGAACAAGGTAGAGAACTTGGCCGAATGATCTCAGCAGCGATACAATCAGAATTAATCAAGCAAAAGCGACCAGGAGGTATGCTCGCATAATGGCTACATTCCCTTCAATAAAACCTACATACGGACAACAAAAAAGATCCGCACCAAATACCAGAACTATTCGTTTTGCCGATGGATTTGAACATAGAATATTATTTGGATTAGCAGAACATCAAAATCCAAAAGTTTACAACTTTACTTTTGAAGTTTCTGAAACTCAGGCAGATGAAATAGAAACCTTCCTTGATGCCCGTGCAAATGACAGTGCTAGCTTCGATTTTGAAGCACCTGGAGAAACTGCTGCACAAAAATTTGTTTGCGAAAATTGGTCAAAATCTATACCATACAACAATAGAGCAACGATCCAAACAACATTTAGAGAAGTATTTGAACCATGAGTACTGCTCCGATTATTACTGATCTACAAAAGATCAATCCTTCAGCAATAATTGAATTATTAACGCTAACGGAGATATTATCTGGGCTGGCAATCAATATTTAAAAATGCCGATAGAGGCAGAAGGTTTTGCGTTTCAAAAAGGTCAACTTCCCAGGCCAACACTCACTGTTAGTAACGCTCTTGGAACTATCACAGCTATTTTGTTAAATGTAAATGCGGTTATGGCAGGAAACGACCTGACAGGGGCTACTGTAACCAGGATCAGAACATTGGCACGTTATCTCGATGCTGTTAATTTTCCTGTAACTACAACCAGTACCACGACTACAACAACGATTGCGGATCCTGCTGATGCTGAAACTGTAACCTACACTGTTACTGTTCATAATCCTGGCAGTGGTAATATTTTTAGGATTAATGGTGTAAATAATCCTGTAATTACAATGAAAAGAGGATCTACATATATTTTTGACCAATCAGATTCTTCAAATAGTGGACACCCTTTAGCAATAAAATCTGACGCTGGAGGAGCACAAGCAACAACTGTAGTTGGAACTGCTGGAAATGCAGGAGCTACAGTTACCTATCAGCCAGCATATCCTTCTGCTCCTAATGATCTCAGATATTACTGCACAGTTCATGGAAATGGAATGGGTAATACGATCACAATGAATGATCCAAATACAACGACCCAAGATACAACAACGACTACATCTCAACAGGTGAATCCATTAGGCACACCAGATCCTACAGCAGAGTTTCCGCAGGAAATATACAAAATTGACAGAAAATCCTCAGAAAATAGAGAAGCTGTACAATTTGAACTTGCTTCAGTTTTAGATATTGCTGGAATAAGAGCACCAATGCGTCAATGCACCAGAACTGAATTTCCCTCTATTGGTACGTTTATAGCATGAGTTGGAAATATAAAGCACTTCTTCATGCTCAACGAGAAGATCCTAAAGAATCTTGTGGACTTTTATTGAATATCCGAGGAAAAGAGAGATATTTTCCTTGCCGTAATTTATCAATGACAGATCATCAGTGTTTTATTATTGATCCAGAAGATTATGTAAAAGCAGATAATACTGGAGAGATAACAGCCGTTGTTCATAGCCA